ATTTCGCTTGGATCCGTAGCATACTCCGAAATCAATTTGTTGAATGCGGAATTTCTTGAAGAAACGTTTCGTCGTACTGCAGCCGCACCAATTCGATACCACCTTGGCGACTTGAACCCACCGGCCCCACAAGACCCCATCGTTCCGTTCTTTGATGCTCACAATGCGCATTGGTTGCACTGGACGGCAAAGGACAATCCAATTTATGATGCCAAGCGCTTGGCCGACCTAGAGGCCGAATACAAGCGCCAGGGACCATATAAGTATAAACGTGATTGGCTTGGCGAACGAGTGATGCCTCAAGGCGTAATATACTCGCAGTTTGATCAAAGCACGATGATTGACCAAACCTTGATTGGTGATCCAGTCGAGATGTTCTTTGAGACTGATGCTGGTCAAGATGATGCCACCACGATGAGTTGCAACATTGTGACGCGCAGGAAGGTAAGCGGCCAATACAAGTTCGTTCTCAATCGTGTGGCCAACTATTACCATAGCGGACGAGAAACAGGCGAACAGCGTGCGATGTCAACTTATGCTGACGACTTACGGCAGTTCATTCGTTGGTGCGTCGAAACTTACCATCTCCATTACAGCGTAGTTCAAGTGGATCCAGCTTCACTCGCGCTGCGAATGGAGTTGATCAAAGTTGGTATCGACGCTTCAACCGCAAATAACAATGGGCATGAGGTTATCGGTGGCCAAAAAGGTATCGAAGTCGGAATTCAGCGCAAGCAGAATCTGATTGCCAATGGGCAATATCGCTTGGTAGAACCACCCGAACATGATCCAGCATATGATCACTATCATTACTTTCGTGAACTTAGTATGTACGTACGCGATGAGACCACTGGTAAGCCTGTCGATGCCAATAACCACGCGATGGACGAAAGCCGGTATGCAGCCAATTACTTCTATGCGAATTATATGTAAGGCGGTGATCCAATGTTCCATAACTTATGGCTACGAATAAAGGGGGTGTTAGCGAGAATGGGAATCATTCAGTCGATTAAGCAGGTGGCAGACGTGAATGCCTTACCAGTTGACGATACCGAAATGGAACGCATCTCAGCATGGATGAGCCTGTATCAAGGCGAACCGGACTGGATTAATGAAGGCTGGGACGACTTCGAAAACCATCATCACACCGGGCGCATCATGTCGATGCACATGCCAAAGGTTTCGGCCAAGAAGATGGCCACACTAGTGTTTAACCAATCTGCGACCATTACCGCATACGAGAGCGGCAATGAACCACAGCCGGGTAAGACGACACCAGACGACGACCAGAACGGCCCGAATCAGATGCTTCAGCAGATTTTTGAACGTAATCACTTCACCGTTAACTTTGAGCGCTGGCTTGAATATGCGTTTGCCACTGGCGGCATCGTCGCTGTGGAATATGTCAATAACGGTGAGGTCAAGATTCGTTTCGCAACTGCAGACGCGGTGATTCCATTGAGCCAAGATGCTAACGGCATCACTGAATGTGTAATTGCCTCCACCAAGGTTGTGAACGGTCATCATTACACCTTACTTGAGTGGCATCAAGAAGACGCTAAAGCGTATCTGATCAAGAACCAGCTTTACAAATCGACGTCAACTGACGGCAGTGATCTCGGCACAGAAGTTCCGTTATCTGAGATTTACCCCAACTTGAAGCCTAAGGTGCGCTACCTCAAGGGCCAGTACACGCGGCCAACGTTCCAATACTTGAAGCCTAACATCGCCAACAACTTCAGCCTCGATTCTCCACTGGGCGTTCCAATCTACGCCAATGCCTTGGATACTTTGAAGATGCTCGATGAGACATACAACTCGCTGATGCAAGAAATTGTCATGGGCAAACGTCGTATCGCAGTTCCTGATTACATGCTACAAGGCCAAATGAATCCGAAGACGGGTGAACGCAAGTGGCGGGTAGACTTCAACGAACGTGTCTACGTTCCGTTAAAAGTGGACCGTGACGGCAAAGATGGCCAAGGAATCAAGGACTTAACACTCCCGCTGCGCACTGATCAACTCATCGCCACAATTAATAGCCTACTTCGAATCTACGCCGCACAGATTGGTTTCAGTGCCGGCGCTTTTTCGTTTGATGGCGAATCGATGCAAACGGCGACTGAGGTGGTGAGCCAAAACTCCGAAACTTATCAAACCAAGAACAGCCATGAAACGCTCGTGTCACGGTTTATCCAAGATGTGGCAACTTCATGCCTTGAGTTGGCTAAGAACGCCACGAGCGTCCCATATTCGGACACAGCGGACGTGACAATCAACGTCAACTTTGACGACAGCATCGCCAAAGACCGTGATGAAAACGCCAAGTACTACCAGACCCTCAATGGCAACAAGGCGCTCATGCCTCATCTTGAATCAATCAAGCGTGCTAATAGCTTGGACGATAAGACTGCACAGCAATGGCTGGACCAAATCAACGAAGAGGAACAGCCAGACGCCGACGTTGACGCCTTGATTAACAAGAATGCGGGTGAAGACGATGCTGACGCCGGATGACCTCGACAACGTATCTCAACCGCACGAACAAGCGGCAGGCGACCTCGAAGATGCTACCTGGGCTTATATTGTTAAGGCCTTAGCAGATGCTGAAACAAATCGGGATCACTCAAGCGATGACAATTTTGACGCGTCAGAATGGCAAAACGAAATGCTCGGTCACTTAGACGACGTGATCAAATATGCCCGTCATCACGGCCTCCCAGTGTTTAGCGAAGCAATCAAAGAGACCGCCTCAAAGTCTGCGACCACTTCCATGTCACAACAGGCCGAGAATGAATGGCACATGCAGCAACTTGCCAAACTGGGCGTGATCCATAACCCTGGCACTATTGAAGAATCGAAAGCTGTGGCCAAAATCATCCAAAGCGGCAAGGCAGACACCGCCAAGTATCTCCAACTCGCCCGCAAAGCAATGCCAAAACACGCTGGACGCATCTTGAAGCGGATTGTCAGCGACGCAACACTGTCAGCTCGCAACGGGTCGACACCGCGAGAAGCGTTGGCCAAAGCCGCTGCTAGATGGTCAAAAGTGGGAGTGCCGGCGTTAGTAGACAAGGCTGGTCGTCGCTGGCACCCAGATACTTATTTGCGGCTGGTGATCCAGACTCAAGTGCAAAGCGTCACCAACGAAGTAATAATCCAGCGATCGCGTGATTACACCGGACTAGTCAAGGTCAGCAGTCATGCTGGGTGTCGGCCTACTCATTTGCAGTATCAGGGCAACGTCTACTCGGTCAGTGGTTCGGCTGATTATCCTGATCTCTACGACTCTACCAACTTCGGCAGTGGCGGCGGTTTGTGTGGTATCAATTGTCACCATTACGTGATGACTTATGTCCCAGGCTACGACATCGCAAGTCCTGACAATCTCGACCCCAAAAGCAACAACGAGCGTTATCAGTTGACCCAGACGCAGCGCAAATATGAGCGCGACGTTCGGGCTGCTAAGCGATCACTTGTGGCCGCTCAATCACTGGGGACGCAGAAAGACATCGACATCGCAAAAAGAACCGTAAGAGCTCGACAGGCGCGTGTTCGAATGCTTGTTCGTGAGCACCCAGACGAACTGTCAAGGCAATACGACCGCGAGAAAAATCTAATTTAGCAACCGTGGTCCTGAGTATGACCAATCAAAAACTGCTCTATTTTAATACCCAAAAGGGGGAAGAGACATGTTTTACAAGCGACATCTGATTATGTTTGCACCTGATACTGGTGCTGGAGATAGTGGCGCTGCCCCTGCTGGTGGCGCCGCCGGTACAGATCCGGCGAATGATCCCGGCACAACGACACCACCAGCAACGCCGCCGGCCGGGCCAACGGCTGATGAGATCAAGGCGGACTTCTTGAAGGGGCTTGGATTCGACAATGCTGAGGACTTGCAGGCAGTCATTAAGGCTCAGCAAGATGCTGACGCGGCTAATCACACTGACTTGGAGAATGCGAAGACCAATCTCGACAAAGCGACCGGCAAGTTGTCCAAGGAGTCTGCGCGTGCTGACAACGCTGAAGCTCAGCTTGCAGCATACAAGCAAGGCGTATCCGCTGATTACGTCGACGATGCCCTGGCATTGGCTCGTGTTGATCTCGCCAACAAGCGTGAGGGTGTGAAAACCATCGAAGACGCGCTGAAAGGCGTTCTCACGCGGAACCCTGCGTTCAAGGGTGGCGAAGCGACGACCAATCCTGATGGCACTGCAGTCGATGATGGCAACGCTACTGGCGGTGGCACCACAGAAAAGAATGACATTTTGGCACAAGTTAAGGAACTGAATAAGTTCCGAATCATTCACTAAAGGAGACTTAAATAATGACATTTAATCCTGATACAACCACGATGCAGGACGCGATGAACGGCTACATTCCCACCAAATTGGGGACTGACATCATCACTGATGTTAAAACCGGTTCTGCAATCATGAAGTTGGCCAAGGCCCACGTGATGACCAAGCCTGTTGAAGAATTCACGTTCATGTCCGGCGTCGGCGCTTACTGGGTGGGTGAAGGCGAAAAGATTCAAACCAGCAAGCCAACTTGGATGAAGGGCACGATTGAAGCTCACAAGATGGCCGTGATTATTCCAACTTCCAAGGAAAACTTGAAGCACAGTGTGACGAACTTCTTCGAATTGATGAAGCCAGAAATTGCTGAAGCTTTTTACAAGAAGTTTGATCAAGCTGCTATGTTCGGCACGGGTTCACCTTACCCGCAATCATTGATTGGTTCTGCATTGTTAGCAAAGCAATCTGTTGTTGAGACCGCAAACAAATATGAAGATGTTTCCGGGGCGATGGAGTTCCTGGAAGACAACGACCTCGATGCCAACGGAATTGCTGCACCACGTTCTCAACGTCGCAAATACCGGAGCACGAAAGACGAACAAGGCCTGCCAATCTTTACCAGTGCGCACGACAACACTCCAGCCGATTTGCTTGGATTACCAATTGCGTGGACTCCAAAGGGTTCCTGGGACAAGACGAAGGCTGATGAGTTCGTTGCGAACTGGGATGATGTATATTACGGCATCTTGGACGCAATCGAATACAGCATCTTGACTGAAGCTACTCTCACGACTGTTGTTGACGAAAACGACAAACCAATCAACCTTGCCGAAAGTGACATGGTCGCAATTAAAGCGACGTTCTCCCCAGCCTTCATGGTTCTGCGTGACGAATCTGTTGCCGCTGTTGTT